CGCTTTTTGTCGCCTGAGTCAGTCCATCTGCAGTTTGAAGAAGCTCGGGTTTGGCTGATGCCATCAGTTTCAGCGCTTCGACTGCCTGGCTGGCGCTGTATTCAGTAGTGCGCCCCATTTCCTGCGCCGCAGCGTCGAGCGACTTAAGCTGTTCGCCGGTAGAACCCGTAATAGCCGATAGGTCAGAAAGTGCCTGGCCATACTGTCGCGACGTATTGATGATGGAGCCGAGCGACAAGCCAACACCGGCAAAAGCTGCCAGACGCCCAGCGAGACCGGTAATGGTTGATCCCACCTTGGCATACGCGGCATCGGTCTTTTTCGCATCGTCCTGAGTGCTTCGGTTGAATTTACGCGATTGGTTTTCCGCGTCACCGTAAGCACCTATCAGCTGGGATTTAAAGTTTGCGGCGTTCAGGTGAAGCCCGACCGCCAGTGATGCCACGTCAGCCATTACATTAACGCCCGCATTACGGCAGCACACTCATCCTGCACAGGAGAAGGAATCGGTAACTGCTCTGTTTCAGGAATGGAAGGTGGTGTTTCATCATCGGAGCCGAGAACGCCCTGTTTGATAAAATACGCCCGCCAGTGAAGAAGTATTTCGACAGGGAGGTCGGCAATTTTTCGTGGGTCAGACTCGCCCCAACGATCGGCAAGCTGGAAAATGAACATCAGCCAGGGCGAGTCAGTTAGTTTTTTGCGGCTTCTTCCAGCTTACCCAGTGAGTGTTTTTTCACTGTCACGATAGCGTCAATCAGCGTGGCGTTATCGTGCGCTTCCAACAGTTCATTAGCTGTCGGCAGATCTTCTGGTTTGATTGGCGAACCATCGGGATTTACCAGACAGTTAAGGATGAGTTGCACGCTCATCAACGAAGAACCGCGAACATCCAATTCTTTTGCTGCGGCGTCGAGCTGTTCTTCGTGTTCAATTAACTGCGATGCTGTCAGCCGGCGAATGAAAACCTGCACACCGAAAAGGGTAGTTTCAATCGCGGTATTCGTAGGCTTTAAGAGCGCAGATTTCAGAGCTTTAAAATCGAATTTTGCAGTTTTTGCAGTCATGTTCTTTTACCTAAATTTGACGTAAAAACCGCCCGAAAGCGGCTATTGGAGAAGTAGCGTTTTACGCTTTAGCACCAGAAGGTGCAGGTACAACCCCCCAGACAAGATTATTCTGTTTACCCTGCACAGTTACCTGAATAACTTCACTCGCCGGCGCAGTGATCTCATTCATCTGCCAGCCGGACAGCGCCAGCAACATGGTTGCCGTTCGACCATTTGGCAATTCAACATAGAATTGCACGGTCTTGCGCTGCTCAGCAGCAGTAAGAAATGCAGCAAAATCGGTATTGGTTGGATCATCAATAAAGCCGAGTGATTTCTCCGGCCCTTCTGGCAGGTCAGAAATGAACTGTTTCGATTGATCAATAAGCGTGGTGCAGTCGACAAAACTCCCCGTTTGCCCGGTAGCACCGAGTCCCTTGCAGTTGATGAGCGCCTTCATTGCCGCCGCAGCGGCCCCCACCTCGCCAAATTTCACAACGGTGCCAGCTGGCAGCATCGCGTATTCAGGCGATGATTTATTATCAGCCATAGTTTTCTCTCTTCTGTGAATAGGCAGCGGAGCGCTACCGGTTGGATTGAATACGGTCTCGAATTTCCACGGAGAGGATCCGTAGAACTTTGTTGCGGTTATAGTCCAGTGCAGGGCGAATAAATGAGTCGGACACCTGCTTGACAGTTCCGTACTCTTGAGCCAGCGCTTTCATGAAGTGTTCTTTACTCGGGCCGACTCGCAGAATAACCACGCCGGAACCTTTATTTTTGCGGGAAGTTGACCGGATTTTGATGGTGTCACGCATGTGTGGCCCCGCGCTGCTTTCATCAAAACCCGCATGTTGTTTCATATCTTCCTGAACAACCTGGAGTGCAGCACGACCTGCATCACGAAGTATTTTGGTTCCCACCTTCTCGCCGAGTGCAATCAGCTGGCGCTCAAGCTCGGCCAACCCTTCGACTGTCATAGAGATCATGAGGCGTCCTCCGGGCAGCAAATAATGAAATCGCGGGTTAGTCGGTACTGAATTCTGTTATTGGTCAGGGTTTGTTGATTTTGGCTGACGCCCCCTCGCGTTACCGCCTGCACTGGCCATCGCCCTATATACCCGTGAACTATTGACTCCCAGGCATCACGCACTTTTTTATCCAACGCCAAAAGGCGCGGGTAATCGTCAATAATGTGGTAACTGATTTGGAATCTCGCCTGAACCAGGGAGGTTGTAACCATGCCGACTTCAAGCCTTGGATCACTAATCCGCTGGTAGGTTATTCCCTCTTGTTCAGGATCGGGCAAAAGTAACGGATAAGTATTTAGCCCCGAAAGCGCCTCGAGCGCGGATTTGATTTCATACTCGATCATGGCGGGTATCTGCCTCAGCGGTGATCAGCACTCGGTCAGCTTTGGTTCTGTCAGCTGCGCGAACAGTAAAAACCTGTTTACTAAAAATAATCTGCCAATCGATATCAACATCTGGGCGCTTGCGAATATCAAATAGCATCGTTTCAACTATCTGAGCCTGATCCAGTGTTCGGATTTTACGGTTAGATATGGGTTCCGCAGATGCCCAAACCCTTGCAACATCCACCGCAGCGTTTTTCTTTGCACCGGACTCATCACGGACAGTCATCATTTTTCGCAACAAAACGAGATGGTTTCTTTTTCCGGCGTCCATTGGGCCTCCTACAGGGGAATAAAACGATACGGACCGATAAGAAACTCAAAACTCATCGGTGCTTCGAATTGCTGAACGTCACTCGCTGAAGCACGATTGTCATACCAGTGACTCACCAGATGAAGCATGCCGAGTTTGATGTCGTCCGACAGCAGTACACCATCCGGATCTGTATCAGGCACAGAATCAAGATATAGGGTGCGGTTCAAATAACGGGTTGTCCGCTTTTCTGCCGCACCGGCATAGACCTTTAGAAGGTCGTCTTCTTCCGTAAAATCTTCATCAATGCGGCACTGTTTTTTAATGTCTTTTAGCTCTAAAAGCATACTGAGCCACCTCAATGGCGCGGCCCGTTTCCGGACTGCGCGCATAAAAAAACCGCCGAAGCGGTGACCGTATTCAAGAATTAGACGAGGTTTTTAATTACCAGCATCAGCACCTTTACCGGTCAGCGCTTTGATCGCGGCGGTATCCTCCAGAACGCAGTCGAAGCGGTGGAAGGCGAGGAAGGCAGTCTGATCATACTCAGCATAGCGCTCAACAAGGCGTTTCAGCGTCATGTAAGCAACGCGACGGATAATGAATCGGTTAAAGTCGCCGCAGAAGATAAACTTCTTGCCCGCACCAATATCATCAATTGCTTGATCGATAACATACGGCACATTCAGCACGGACGCGGGAGCAACGCCAACGATATCTGGAAGCCAGAGCGGGCGCTTCTGACCGTCTTCCATCTCCGTCACCAACTTCAGCGTTGCATCGTTGAACGCCCAGCGAAATTGCGGACCGTTGCGGTATGCCGGGTCAATGGAATGCTTCAGCGCATTCATCTCCTTCCAGGTGAACGCGGTGGCAGACGCAGCAGCCGTCGTTCCAGTTACTGAAGCAGCCAGGCCTTTCGGCTGTTGCGGCGTACCGGCACCGGTGCCCTGCACCAGATATTTCGCTTCGCCACGGCCAATGCGCTGCGCGATTCGGCCAGTCAGATAAGCTTCAATATCTACCCCGCTATCCTGCAATAATTCATTAGATACACGGATGATTTTAGAACTCAGTTTCTTAGCACCGAGGATCGCGGTACCAAATGTCACATCACCTTCACTGGCCGCCGCGTTCTCGGCTAGCAGCTCACCCTCTTCTGCCGTGCCGTCCGATGTTGACCAGGTAATATCCTGGCCGTTTGAGGTATTCAGGATCTGCGCAACGCTGGCAATGCCGCCGTAGGCTTTCATGGCATCGACTATTTTATTCAGCATCTGCGTTGGAACAGTAAAGCCGCCCTTTTCATCAGGTGATGTACCCTGAGCGCGTAATTCTCGTACCGCAGTACGCTCTTCGGTGCTTAGCTCACCAAATCCGTGGCGCAAAAACTTGTCAAAGGCTGCAGCGCGTTTTTCTTGTTGCTGGCCATCCTGAGACTGATTGTTCAGTTGCTGGCGCTGTTCCGGTTCCTGATCTTCTACAGAGGTTTGATCCAGCGTACGCAACTCTTCTTCCCGACCGATTTTGTCGTCGAGTTGCTGCAGCTCGGTCTTAGCTTGGTTCCACTGGGTCCGCTGTTCATCAGTCCATGCGGTTTCACCGATTTTTTCATTAAGCGCACGCATATCGGTGGCGATGGTGTTTCGTTTTTGCTTCAGTTCATGCAATTTCATGGTTTACCTCAGGCGTTAATAAGAGTCAGCAGGCGCTCACGCGCCATTTTTTCGTTAATGGCTTTTTGCAGCGCACCGCTTTCGCGCGCCTCCTGCCAAGCTTGCATCGATCGGACGCCAGAATCAGCCTCCTGATAGGCGGGATACGTCACCGGGCTGACGTCGAATAATCGCGAGAATTTATTTATTTCGCGAATGACAACGCCTTCCTCATCCTCGAACCAATGCTCACCATCACGGGCAATGCGAAAGGCAAAGGAAGACTGGTTAATATCACCGCGCTGCATGGGAGCAATGACCAGGTCCCGGATGGTCTGGGTGTCTGGCGCAACAATGTTGTATTGAAGGCCACGTTCATCGACCGACAGGGTGAGCGTATTGGCCGTACTGCGACCGAGAATAAAATTCGGGTCATGATTAAACAGGCCCCGCACGTCATCATTGAGTACGTCATCAAACGCCCCCGGCTTGATCACTTCCCGGAACCCCCATAGCGGTTCAGAACGAGAATTAAAAACAGAGCCGTAACCGATAATGCGTGTAGGCCCGTCATCCCGCTGTTCAGCACGCACCTCCCCGCTGTAACAGCGCATTTCTCTGTCAGTCATCGTTATTTCCTTCAGTGTTTTTTTTGTCATCAGCAGAAAGGCTGACTGGTTTAGCGGCATTAACGCTGACCAGCATTTCATCCAGGCCGTCCACGGCGTTCATATCTTCGTTTTCACGTGCTTCGTTCCGCGACATCCAGCCGTCGGTAATTGCAAAATGGTAGAAGTTGGCACGCTCTTGCGGGGTACCGCGAAGCAGACCAGAGAGATTGAACCTGACGTAATAGCCAGCGGCCCGTTCAGCACGGGTAAATAGCCGGCGGTTCATTTCCTGTTCCCAGTTCACAATCCACGGCATTACCGTATGCCTGACAAACTGGATAGATTGCTGGGTGATGTTGGAGAACGTGGCTTTCTCAAGGTCGTTGATCATGTGCGCCGGAATATTGAAAATACCGGCAATCTGCGAGCGATTGAGCTTTAACATGTCGATGATTTGAGCATCGACGGGTGAAACCGTCAGCGCCCGGTAATCCAGCTCCGCTGGGAGCAACATTGTCTTGTTTTCTTCGTTGCGCAGGGCGGCGGCAGCTTTCTGCCATAGGCCTTTAAGTCGTTCCCAGGCCTTAGCATCAAGTGGCGTGCCCTTCACTGAGACAATCCCTGCTGGCCTGGCATTACCGTTGAAAAAGTTGGTTGTATATTTCTGGCCACTCATGCCCATGCCAACCGTTTCCGCATGCTGCATGATCGGACTGAGCCCCATTTTCTGGTTATTCCCCAGCGCCCGAATGTGGATCATGTCGTCAGGATTAACAGCAAAGGCGCCCTCTTCGTTGTACACACCGTAGGTATAGCGGCCACCCGTATTAATCAGCGTCGTTTCCCACGGCATACAAGCTTCAAGGCCGATGATCTCTCCGCTGCGTCGGTGCCGCTGAATTTTTGTGTAGCCGTTCCCCCATCCCAGCACGTGCCGCTCTTTCAGTTCCCGCCACTTATAGCTCGTCTGCCAGGGGTTAGGCTCATCGTGCACCAAGTAAAACGCTGGATGGTCCCGCGCCACCTCAACGGTTTTTCCCGTTTTACGCATGACGTGCAGCGGCATTTGCGCCAGCGTTGACGACAATACGTAAATACAGGCATAAACAGCGCCCAATCGCATCGCTGTTTCCGGGCTGACATAAACATCAGGTTTAAAAAAACCGGCCTCTTCTAAAGAGTCACCGGTCAGGAGTGTTGCAGGGTTTTCCAGCGATTCGCTGCGAAATAAGGCATCAAGT